TTAGTCGGTTTTAATTTAGCCACTGCATTTATTAAGTTCATAATATAATCCTTTTGATGATACCCATAATTGGATATCACCCTTATTATACACTATTTTTGCAGTTTATGTGGAACTAATTAATGAATCGAGTGCAATCGCATTCCATTCATAGATGTCAGCGGCCCCATCGTACACCCCATTACTCACTGCTAGACAGGCAGACCCTGTATTGCCATCGCTGCAATACGCCAATGTTCCTGCTGGGTGATTGATGGCTTTTAATTCAGCCGTGGACTTTGCTTGTAGACCTAATGCGTATTGTAATAGCACAACTCCTGATGCTGGTTGGAAGATAATATTATTAGTCCCGCCAGATGTGAATGTTGTAGGCATATTACCTGCTGGTATTTGGCTATTCACATCTAATGGTGCTAATCCATTTATATCACCTCTTGAATCAATCAATTCACTTAATCTGACTAAGGCATTATATAATTCCACTCTTGCCAATCCGATGCTATCACTAGCACTATCTAGGTTATCTGTTGTTATATCATTTACTGGGTAACTCATTTTTATTCCTTATCAATTAGTTTATAATGACTATATATGCCATGATCATCTTTCACTTGCCAAATAGCAGGCACTCCGAAGACGGTGATGTCAATAATAGCATCTGTGGGTAGCATCGTATTCGCATCTAATACCTTGATCGTCTGGCTTGTGGATGATACTACACTACCTATAACATCTTTTGGTTCAGCATTATTAGCATTAACCGTCACATTTGTTATTTCTGCGAATGATAGGGCTGACATATATGAACTCTCAGCATCATTAAACATTGATCGTATATCTAATTCTCTTGCACCTATCACCCCATCTAAAGTGGATGTATCAATACCTCTTACTGCCTTACTAATCTCTTTATAAATGGATAACTCATATCCCTTTACTGCTAGGTGGTGACTGCCAGATGTGTTGCGACCGTATATATAGAAGAATGGCAACGCATAACTTTGATTTGCTATTCCTCCGACTACTGGTGAGGGGGTAGTGAAATTACTCACCGGGGAAGAAGTGTCGGGTTGGATGGTATGTAGTAAAACATCATTGATATCATATACATACCATCCAAGTGACCAAGTAGCATACGGATCGGTGGTTGTTGAATTATCATAACCGAGTACATAGCAGTCTAATTTGCCTCCGCAGACAAATATATCACCCTCACCAAGAACCACTTTATTAGCCAAATCTGTTTCATAATAGTAGGCATCCACATTAGCACTAGTTGCGCCTTGTAATGGGTGATATGTGATCCAACTATTACTTAAATCGGCACTTTCCCATTGATCCCACGAATCAAACAAGTCGTGTTGTGAATCATTGCCAAGGGTGCAATCTGGGTGTCCCGCTACAGGTGGAACTTGTAATTGGCACCAGCGCAATCCACCATTTTCATTTAATTCGATAGCACCACTTATATCAACAATTTGACCCCACGGGTGCCCCTCATCGACATAGAACTCTTTCCTGATTACTCTAGATGTCCCTTTTATGAATGGAATATAAACAGATGCTTCAATTGACTTACCAGTCACGCCCTGTCGTGATATAGGTGATACTCTGACTCGGTAAGTAATTCCCTGTGCTATCTCAGTTGACAGGTACAAGATTGGAGTATCGTATGTGGTCGTTATAAGTCTCCAATCTTTGCTAGGTGACTTATATTCTATAGTATATGAATTGATATTGTATTCAACTATCTCATCGAAATAGATTGCAAACCCTGACGCAATCCTGCCACTAGGGGCAATATCATCCTTTGCAAACACCATCAAATTACTGATTGTTGGTATTTTCGTATTAGGCAAGAACTCATCTATTTGCGTATTATTCTCTAAGCCGTACCCGACTGGAACTGATAAGAGTGCTTTTTTGGAATCTAGGTTTTGATCTCTTATTAAAGTTTGAAGGTCGGTGGTATCCCATTTATTGCCTAAATTCGCATCTAATAGATATTGTTTGGCACTAATATTTAATGACATATCAGCATTTCTTGTGATAGATGTGATAACGAACTTATTAGAGACTAAATTAGCGTGTGGATATGTAATCTCAATTATATCATAAACACGGGCATTAGAATGTTTTGGAGATACTGTTACCGTTATTGAATTATTAATTCTTCCCTCTAGGTATCTATATGCAAATTGTGAGTGGTCTCCATTGGTTTGTATCTTTTTGACATGTGTATTATCCACTGGTGGTTTACTATCAACACCAAAGGCTGCTAAAAGGCTTTTATTGAATGTTTCTGGATCTGCTGGATGTAGGACTGTTGTGTTTACCCCCTCCACAAACGAGGTTGAGTATTGATATGGCACCTCTGTCTGTGGGATGGTTTGCAACTGAATACCACCAATAACATCTTCTTCTTCAATGGTGTATGTACTACAATCTGCCGTTGCCAATGCACTATCAATTTCCGCATCTGTCCCCCCTCTCTCCTTGTATGAATAAGCCACTAGGTTAGGGTCTATTCGTAGCATGTACTGACCACCTTCATAGATAATTGCAGTACCTGTATGCCATAGTAATTGTTTGACATTAGCAACTATTGATGCGTTGGTGTTTAATCTGTAGTATCTTTGCCCTATAAATTGCAGGAATGGTCCATTCATGATAACCTCATAAATGCTAATAATATTATCAAAACTTGTTGTATTAATATCACTATCACTCAATCCAGCCCCATATCTAGATGATGTTAGATAATCTTTTGTATGCGATAGCATACTCCAATCGTTATTCGGATTAAGGTGGCTACTCCCACGACCATAAAAACCGAAATTAGGTATTCTTCTCAACCCCATATTATCCACGAACACATTCACGGCTGGGTATTCAATTCTTATCTTAACTACCGATAATCCAGGATAATTATTCTTATCATTGTGCCAATCTGGTGTTACCGAGTTACCCGAATCCACATAACTATAAAAGTACTTTATAAGGGTGTGTGATGCTTCTGTGTTTGTGGTTATTGTTTTGCCTCTGTCTATGTCTTCATTGGTAATAATACCAAGCACGTGAAGATCACCTACACTAAGAACATAGGTTATATGGATATATTTGTTATTAGTACCAGATGCGGTGATGTGTGATTGAATACCGCCTATTTTCAACCCATCAGATGATCCACGTACATTAGGGTTATTAAAGAACACACTTATAGTATTTGCCGCACCTCGCCTATTTACAGTCGTACCTGGGTCGGTTGGTTTTGGTGGTTCTGGTGGTTCTGGTATATCAGGCACAAATGGAGAAATTACAAAATCAACAAAATCACTTACCAACGCTTTTGTTTTACGCCATATTTTACTTAGCCAACCCATTATACACCCCCCCATGGAACATCGGTTTCATCATCAATACCAATAAACTCTTTATCATATCCAGAAATCCCATTTCTCTTACACCACCCCACATAATCATCGTGTTGTGATTTCACATTGTTTGTTCTATTAAAATCGTATAATGCATGACTGCCATTTAAGGTAACAGCACTGCCAACAGGGTTTATTTCAAACCCACCTGATTGAACAGCCCCTTTATAAACCACAACAGCATCATCTACTTGTGTTCCTGTTGGATTTAATACTACTTTGTATAAGGTAAATGGTGCGCCACTATGCTTTGCTTGTTGGACTTTTTCCACTAATGTCATACTTAACCCACTAAGTTGGAATGATATATTTCTTCTTGTCATTTCTGCCGTGACATTCGTGGAAGTCATGCTTAACATCAATCCACCTACATAGTCCACCGCCACACCATCGACCATAAAAGCCTTATCGTAAGATGATGTGGAGAAATTATATTCATCAGAAAATGAATTATTAACGCTATCCCAAAAGAAAACGTCCACTATATCAACCACTTGAAATGACCCACTCTCGAATTGGTCAATTTGATTCTGAGTAAAGGCAGCCATTATACATCTTCCCTAAAATTAAATGCTAGTTCACTAAATCCCTTTATACCTGTGCTATATGTCATAGTCTTGCCGTCTTGGAATACAAGCATAGTTACACCCATTACATTGATAACTTCCGTTGTGTTCACTTGTACTTGTAATGGTGGGCTTATTTCAACTTCCCCAGCACCCGATGAACTTGGGTTAGTGATTTCTGTTATTTGGTATACTTTTTTATGTCCTGAGAATGTAATATAATCACCTATATTAATGAGGTTGCCATCAGTATTATAGTCGTAATAGACATTACTCCAGTAACTTAAATAGGGAATGATACTTGTGCCTACACCTAATGGGGTACTCACAATTAAATCAGGGACTGGTGGTTCTGATAAGGTTGCCCTTGCACCTGATGTGTCTGAATAGATGTCTAATGGACAATCAAATTCAGTTAATGCACCCTTTTTCGATTGCAAAAACCCAGTAACTTGCCTTGTTTCATTTCGTTCCATTGGTGGATATGTAACCTGAATACTGAAGTAATGCCCATCAAAATTCAGCCTATACATTTTACCTGTATCAGTAACGACAGAAGTTCCTGGGAATGTGCTAGTAATTTCTATTGATTTAAAGTCTTGTGGGGTTGGTAATGTAGCCATTATTGTTGTCCTCCTAATAATTGTGGTTCTTCATGAACGGCTTGTTTAACCATCCCGATAATCATTGGTTTTCTTGTTTGGAGTAATTCATCAAATCCATTAGAATCAACCGCATTGATGTTAAATGTGACTGCTATTGTACCACCACCAACCGCATTATTGGGTGTGATTGTACCTGTTCTGCCTGGTGTGAACATTTCTGGACCCTTTTCACCAACCATATATGGAGTATTACCTGTAACTGTACCACCGAATTGTTTGCCTTGATATGTTTGGCTACGAATTGATGCTACTTGTGCCATACCCATTGCTATTTGTGCGCCAGCCATTATAAATGACCAAGGTGGTGGATATGTGGCGAGTGCTTTGGTAGCACCAGTATAGGTATTCATCACGGCTTGTCCAATATTATAGGCTTTTGACATTGCAAATGCTGTTTTATTATGTTTACCTAACTCAGTCAGTGCGTTTCCTACTTCACCAATGGCATTATCAGTCATTTCCTTTTCAAGTGTTGACTTGGCTTGTGCGTACTGCTTATCATCTATCAATTTAGATTGGTTAAATGAAGTCAATGCAACCATTTGCCTTGCATAAGACATTTCATTTTCATTTTCAAGCAATGCATTGATGGCTTGTCTACCAGCAACTGCCATTTCTTGTTCTATTTTGAATTGTTCAGCGATTAAGTCTATCGTTTCAGCCATTTTTTCTTGTGCAGGCACGGTTATAGTAACTACCCCTGATTCATCAGCAGTACCCCCTGCCTTTAATCCAGCAATTTGACTCTCTATCCGTAGGACTTTTTCTAGGTGTTTCCCTCTTAATTCGGTTTCCTGATTATCTAATAGACCTAGTTTGTATTTCGTCTCAAAAGAGTCGAGTAGTTCTTTCTCCACCACCAATTGTTCTTGTAATGACTCCACAGTTAGTTTGCTGGGTTTTAATGCAGCCTCCATTTCACCAGCAATTCCGGCAGCCCATTGAGACCCCTCTTTCAATAAGTCATTGAATCCACTAGTTGTTGCTAATGTGTCAATAAGACTATCCATTGCAACACCGAGGTTACTCATTGACCCTGATAATGTGTCCATCTGCGCAGTTGCAGCACCTGCAAAGTCGGTTTCTCCTATACGCAGTAAGTACTGTTGAATCTTTGCGCTTTCATTGTCAATGGTAGTGCTGACCCCTTTAAAGGTCATTGTCACTTTGTCACCTTGTTTGGATGCTTTAATGCCAAACTCTTTTAGTCGTTCAAATTCACCCATTGCAGCATCTGCCACTGCTTCAACCATTTGATCTAATGATTTACCCATTGCTGCTGCCGTATTGGTATATGACAACATTGCTTCTTCGCTTGGGTCTAATCCCAATGTTTTAAGTTTTATGAATGCATCGACTACTTCATTAACTGATAATGGCACTTTAGTGGCGAACTCATTTAGGCTGTCAAATGCGTTATTTGATTCATCTAGTGACCCTGTAACCGTCGTTAATCTAACCTTTAATGTCTCCATTGCAGCAGACACCTCATAGATAGAAGCCCCTGCACGACCTGCCCTCTCTGCCAGATTAATCATTGAGTCTAACTTTACAGCATTAAGGCTTCTATTAAGGTTATTAATAGCCCTTGTTGCTGATGATGTGTTTGCATCTATTCTTATTGTTACATCTGCCCGTGCCATCTATGATCTCCTGATCTTCTGCCCTGCTTCTTCCCTTAGTTTGGCTTCTGTTTTAAAGAAAGCCAACCATAATTTGATCTCGAACACTGATAATTCCATCCCTTGGGTGAGGGTTAAACCTAATTCCTTACATATTTGCATAAGGAAAAATAAATCAGTGTTCTCTGTTAGTTTTTTTCGTATTCCTCATCAGGTATGCCTGTATTAATAGCCCCTGCCACCCTTATAATCAATTTTGGATCGGCTTCATTCATTAACTGTGCCCTATTTGCATCAGTGAATAGTCTTTTACCATTAGCATCTAGGCATTTCACTAGTATACTTTCTACCAATGCGTCAACAGTCTTGCCTTTTGATTGCAGTTCCATTATCTTCTGTTCATTCTTAAATGAATAGGTTGGGTAATAATAAATGTCCGTATCCCATTCTGGAACGTGATGTTTTATTAAATTATTCTCCAATGCATCATTAAAGTGTTTTGTTATGTTGTCAATTACACTCATTTTCTAAATTTCCTTCTTATTTTCTTAATTAATGTCTTTACAAACCCATTAGGGGCTTGATTAGAATGACCATCCTCTAATCTTCTAATATAAGGTACTCGATTTACTACTATAGTATTAACCGATTTTCCCTCTATCTTCCAATTTCTTCTGGCTTTCCCAGTATCTATCGGGGTAAGTGGTTTCACTTCATTTAATGCAAAACCCATTATTTGGGAGATTTTCTTATCTCTTGCATTTTGTATCTTTTTGCCTACCCTCGGACTAAAAATAACTCGTGATTTTAACCTAATTCGGGCATTAGACAAATCAGGGGTTTCCTTATCTCTAAGAGAACCCCTGATTGCTGAACTTAATAATAACCTACCTAATAGTGGGATAGGCATATTATTTCTCCTAAGTGGCTGTACCGATCACCACATCACCAGTGCCTTGGAATGAGATGCTTGATTCAACCATCCCCTCCATAGTGCTGTTGATGCTAATGCCAGTTATGATGATATTCCCTGACACTTTTGGATCACCTGCTGCATCTGTACTTGGATACCCAATGAATGCGACCTGACCTGCTGTGATCGAATCATTGATGTTCTGCACTACCGCTGTACTATAATAGATGTCAGCACTTCCTGACCATTCCTGGATACCTGGTTTGTACCTACGGGTATCATCTTTCATTACTGTGTTTTCGGTTGTATTGATTGTTAAGTCCATACTCCAAGAACGAAGTTCTGCTACCGCATCACCCTCGATGGTTAATGCCCCATCTTGTCCTGTATATGTTGCCATTAGTCTTTCTCCTTGTCTGTTGGCTGTTCTAATTTAATTGGTAATTTAATATCCACTTCTTCAACGATCGTATAACCTGCATTTATCCAGGTTTGTACTTGACCATCTACTATAGTGATACTTCGTTCACCATTGGTTAACGTTGTCTGTGTCATAATTGACCTCGTGTGTATGTATAATATATTTCTAATGTCATTTCAACACTACCAAATGGTTCGACTATATCAAAATCAACAGTAATATCAACAAGTTGAGTCGATTTAGCATTGCCATTTC